GAGTTTCTTAACATTATTACGTTGTTTGCTTACCTATTATTCATTGGTTTATTAATTACCGTGATTTGGTATTTGCATGATGCACGTAAGAAGGTTAAAGAGATGGAAAAATTGCAGCAGCAGATGTCTGCCAATGCTATGCGAGGAATTAGAACCATGGTGAAAGAGTTCGCCGGTTCTGTTGTGAAGAATACTAGTGTTTTTGCCGCTGGCGGCATAACTTTCTTTGCGATTGCAGCCCTTATTTATACCGTGATTACAGCTTTGAAGAAGCGAAAACATAAACAGGCTGGTTCTGCCCGGGAATGGGCTAAAGATGGCTTAATTGTTATTCTTGCCGCTTTTTCCCTGTATTTATCTTGGGATACAGTTTATAATGCCGTACGCGGTGCTTCTACTTGGTTTGGAAGTTATCTTTCACAATTCTCACTTGTTATGAAGTTGATGAAATGTGTTGGAATAAAGTCGAGTAAAGAGTTGAAAGAGGAATTGGAAGCAGCGGAAAAACATGTTCAAGAGATTCGTGATATGAATCCTGATCTGAACATTTTTGTTGATAAAGGTGTACCAGTTATGCCAGATCAACTTGATCAAATGTTACAACCTGTTAAACCTTCTGAATCTAAACAAGACCAGAAGGTTAGTGGTGATGATGTTGATTTGTCTATTAAATCTAGAATATGGTTAACTGAAGATTATTCAAAAGTTCCTAGAACCGCTGCTAAATTCGATGGATGTTACGCATGTAGAATTTCTGAGATTAAGAAAAAACATAGTACATCTGTTGAACATACATCTAGAGGCAAATTCCCTATGTTACCGTCACCAGCTGTTAATTCCATGCCCGTCCATCCTAATTGGTGTATACTTTGCAATGTATACCTAGGTGCTAGTGTAAGTAATGGTGCATGGACGACTCATGTGGATAGTGATGAACATGCGAAATGTGCTGTCTATATGAAACCATATATCACCGAGATTGAAGCTCAAGGTGGTGATGGCGTCTGGTTTTATCGTTTTACTAAAGACCCGAAAACTGATAAAGAAGGTGTTAAAGCAGCTTTAAAAACTGAACTTACCACTCTTGGTAAGGTTACAGCTGCTGGCCTTCTAGGTTTTGTCATTATTGCCATTTATCTTATTTATGCTCGTATGTATCCTGGAAAAAAAAAAATTTTAAAACCACGATTGTATCGTAAAGAAAGTCCAGGTTTTATGGGTATGATTGGAGATAATAACGATGCTGAAGCTTCGGAAATTGTAGAACGTGTTCGTGGAGAAATGCTTGCAATTCTTATGGCTTATGATCAAGCTGAAAATGATCTAAATTCAGATGAAAGGGTTGAGCAATGGGAACGTAAGCATGGTCGTGAAATGGAAGACCGTTCTGCTTATTATCGTTCAGATGAACAACGATTGAAAGATCAGGAAAAAACAGCTAGAGATTTTAATGCTTGGTTTGATCGTGCCACCGAAGATTTAAGTGGCCCTCCAACTGCTAATGATATGTTTAGAGGTTATCGAGCAAAAGATGGTACTGCTGTTGTTGGTCTTAAGATGCTCCAACATGGAGGTAGTATGGCTCGAGCTGGTGATATAGCGAGACGAGAGTATGATCTTAGTAAACAAGATATGTATCAAGAACTTGGTCTTGAATCTCGTCAAAAACGTTTATATAACAAAATGCATGAAGCTATGTTGAAGGAGCGTGAAGCCGGTCATGCTGCAGCTTTTGCCTTTGTATGGCAAGCTTTATGGACCGGTTTTCTTTATTGCCTTTGGCCTCAAGCAGCTTTGCCTATGATCCAGGGTTTTGGAAATAAAATGGGACAGAAAGCAGCTGATACTTTGTTAAGGCCTGATAGATTGAAAGAAGCCCGAAAAGAACGCCCTCCCTCATATTGTTGGCATATGGTGACTAAGAAAGATGGATGTCAAGATAAGACTTGTACTAGAATTCATGATATTGACGAAGTCAAGAAAGCTGTTGCTAAACGTAAATGCAACAAGGCTTCGTCATGTCAACGTTCGAATTGTCCATTTCAACATCCCATGCGTGGTGATAAGGTTGTGGCTAAATCTAAAGAATCTCGAAAGAAACGAGTGACTCATTCAGATACAGATTCTGAATATGTTTATTCTGAACCACAAGATTCTGATTCCGATTCAGGATATCAGTCTGAAAGTATGGGAAAACAGAAAATGAAGATTGTCAAAACACCTCAACATAGTTCTGTTTGTATTGTGAATTGGGACAATAATGAGTATAGTGGTGGTTTTGTGCGCCATAATCGTATATATTTTGGTGATCACTGTGAAAGTGTGAGACCTAAACTTGTTACATTTTATTTTCCTGAACAAGATTATACTATATCTCTTCCAGATAGTTCATATATTTTGAATGGATCATTGAATAGTAAAGTTCAAGAACTTAAGAATTTTGATCCTAAAGGTGAAAACCGTATCTGGACTTATGATTGTGCTAACGAATTAACGAAAGGGAAGATAAAAGGTTTGAAGTTTTCAAAGATTGTTCCCAATGTTGGTGCCCAAATTCGTACAGTTATTCATTGGTCTGATCCCGCTAGAGGTGGGGCTGGACGTATGAGTTCTTCTATGTCAGGTGAAGTCACTAATGTTCCCCATCATATTGGTCGTAAGAGTGTGACTAATCCAGAGGGATTTCCACTTCGTATTCAATATGATGCTCCTACCTCTGTAGGAGTTTGTTTTACCCCTATCTTGATTTCAAACAATGATCAAGTATGTGCTATTCATGTGGCAGGAGATGGGGGGCCCGGTAAGGCTAATGAAGGCCTTACTGTGGCGGGGAATCAATAAGCTCCTTCTTGCTCGAGGTCCCACTTGACCACTGGGATCTCAAGATATGCAAGAGGAGCACATCGTGGTCTAAAGCAGGTTATGGGGGATACCGCCCCGCCCTATTTGTTGACGGTTATCGAATTTCTGATACTAAGGGCGCTTATAATGAAGATAGTTACTTTAAGAGATTTTTATGTGACTATCATGATGGAATTGATATTTACAAAGCTTTTCCGGATTGGCGATTTGGATATCCCACCGGTACTTCTGTCATGAAAAATCTTATGCGGTATCGTAACCCCATAACACCACCTGAACCCATAAAATGGAGTATTGCTCAACAATTTGCTATTAGACATTTTAGCTGTATGAACAACTCTAGAATTAATTGGGATTTTGATGTGGTTAAACATTTTGTTAATCCTGCTAAGTCACCAGGATATCCATATAATAGACCTTATAAAGGTCGACCCGGATTTGCTACTAAAAGAGATTATCTTAAACATGAAGATGGCAAGTTCAGCAAGGAAAACTATGAAGCCTATCAGGAACGCATTAGTCAGCCAAAATACCGACCCACATCTTTTTGTGTTGCATCAGGTAAAAAAGAGCTGCGAAAAGTTTCCAAGATAGTTGCAGACGAATTCCGAGCTTATCTTGCTTCAAATTGTGATAATACTTTAGCGGGTATTGGAGCTACTGGTGAAATGAATGAAAAATTTTATCGTAGTTGGTCCACCACTTCCTCTTTTGTAGGAGGATCTTTTTTTTCAGGCGCTTGGGATCAAATGTTTCAACGATTATCCAAACATCCTCATGCTTTTGAGATGGATGTGAGCGCTTGGGACTCTACTCTTAGCCGTGAAATGATTGAAAGTTTTTGTGATGTTATGTGGAGTTTTGTGTATATAGAAGACAAAACTCCTATTAATAGAATTAAATTCACGAATTTGTTTCGGGAGATTTGGCAAACTCTCGTGTTATGCCCCGACGGTTCATTGTTCCTTAAGAATCAAGGAAATCCTTCAGGTTCATTTCTAACCATAGTTACTAATACTATTATTCATTATATGCTTTTTGCATATGCTTGGTTAGTTTTAAATCCTAAAGGTTTGGAAACCACATATATGGAGTTTTCTGATGCTGTTGAATTAGCTTTATGTGGTGATGATTCTTTGGGTACTGTCGAAGAAATCGTTTTTCAATGGTTTAATCCTATGTCTATTTCTAAAGTTTGGCGTTCTTTGGGTATACAACTTAAAGATAGCGCTGTTTCTGATGGTTTATTGATTGATCGTCAATTTTTGTCTCAGAAAACACGTCAAATTAGAGGTAGATTTATTCCTTTTCCTGACCATAATAAAGCTGTTAGTACTATGATATGGAAAACTCGAGCTCATCAGAGTATTAAATGGTCATATTTAAAAGCTTGTGCTATGCGTATTTATACTTATAATAATCTAGAATCTAATTTATTATTTTCTAGATATATTAATTACTTGGAAACTCATCCAAAATACGCTATTATGTTACGAGCTAAACCTTCCGGTAAAGATGGTGATGTTCTATCTTGGGAACTTGTTCATACTGTTTATAAAACTGATGAACAGATTATGCGACTATATATTCCGCAATTTGAAAGCCAACCCAAAGATATTGGTGCACAAGTTGGTTTAGAACTTTGTCAACAATTGTGGTCTGACGACCCGGAGGATATTATATATGTCTAAAGAAAGGAAAAGAGAGAGTAAGTTAGCTAGAGCCAAGAGAAATCTTGGTAAACGTACTTATGGTCCTGGTGGGATCAAACGTAAGAAATTTATTGGTCCCCTACCACGACCTAAATTCATCGGGCCTTTGAGGCGGCCTAAAAAATTCAAGGCGCGTCCCGGTGTTAAGGGGGGATTACTAGCTAAATATATGGAACAACATTCCTCTTTACCCTCCATGATGCAAACTGATTATCAAGTTGGTGCTCCCAATTTTAATCAAGGTAAAGGAATAGTTGTTAAGCATATAGAGTATTTACAACCTATTTTATCTGTTGCTGCTTTTAGTGGTGCAGGTAGATACATAGTTCAACCAGGTTTGGTTGACAATTTCCCTTGGTTAGGTCAAATTGCTGGATCTTTTGAAAACTACTTATTTCAAGATGTTAAGTATGTTTATAGAAATAGACTAGGTACTAGTGCTGGTGTCTCTGTTTATACGGCAACCCAGTATGATGTCTCTGATCCTGAATTTGCTAGTGTTGAAGAACTTATGACTTATGCTGGCGGTCGTTCTGTTCCAGGTTACCGAGATTTCAAAGTTGATTGTAATCTTCAACGTGGAAGAATGTTAAAGAAATATCTTGTCAGGGTTGACGATTTGCCTAGTGGTCAAGATCCACAAACCTATGACCAAGGTTTATTTACAATTTCAGCAGTTAGCACTAGTGCTACTGTTGGTACGTATTGTGGTGATTTGTTAGTTGAATATGTTGTTAAGTTATGGAATCCTAAGATGAATCCTAATTTATCTATTCCAGCAGGTTTGTACTCCAACATGACTTCCGCAGACGCTACCGCTTATTCTGCAGGCCCTTTTGCTACTTATGTTGCTGGTAAAGAATCTAAATATCCTGTTAATTCTGAACCTCAAGTTGCAGTTACAGGTGTTGATCCTTTGATAACTATGCCTGAACCAGGCACTTATTATATTTCATACCATGTTAACTATACGGGTAGTACTTTTACAATTGCTGGTGCTAATATA